GCTGGACTAATCCAGCGACCCGTATTCCCGCGATCCGCAACCCAGTTTGTAGATATGAAATCAAGTGATTAGTGAGGAGAGCTATAGATGCCTAGATGGGTTCGAATCCCATCCTTAGGAGTACCTGGTACTCACCTGGATTGGCTTAAGTCTCTAGCTTTTCTTTGCTATAATCTTATTTCCTCTACTACTTATCCTTGCTAAGTGGTAAACGGAGAATACGCCCGGGGTGGGCGCACCTCGTCTTCCTACCGCAAGGTGGTCTGACGCAATACGGATTGGCATCCGTATGGGGTCCCCTGAGAGAATGATACACTCATTCCCACATATGTGAAAAAGCCGATGACCTTAATGCTAGGTTATCACGATGGAAAGGTTTGCAGCCTAACTCCACGTAAAAGCTCGTAGTAGCATATCTGGTGCCAAAAGTGTGATGTCACTAAAAAAACATATGATGGTAATAATTTACCAATGTACATATATTTTTAAAGCAACAAACAACATTCTTTTAGCATTAAGCTATTTGGATCAACTTTTACTCTGTTTTTTCGCTTTTAATGCTGTTATGGGGTTATCCCTTTTCTTATGAAAAGTGGATCCCATGTACAGATTAAGAACGATAAAAACTCCTCCGGGAGGGCCAGAACTGGCTCCCCTGAAGGAAAAAGAGGTTAAAAGAATGGTCCATATAGTTTCCAACTTATGCGGACTAACGAATAGAGAAATGTCAGTTCTTCTAATAATATCTGAGAGAATTCTCTTCATCTGAAAGAAATCAGGTGTTAAGTTTTCTATTCAGTATTTATCGGAATCACTGAGATTAATCTGTAACTTTATCGCAGGGGAAGGTGCAGCGAATCATGCTAATTGGGTGGCACAGTATAGTAATGGAATTCCAAAAATTGTCGGAATAAAAGGTAGAGATGCTATAATGCTTCTTGAAAAAGAGGCTTCTAGCGGATCTCCTTCTAGACTGATAATGTTTGGTAGAGCAATTATTTCTCTAATTTCATTATTCCGAGTGCAGTGTCCGGAACACGTACTTAAGTTCAATACAGTTACTGATCCCTGGAAAGGGACCGGTACTCTGTCTGATACTGAAATACGACGTGCCTTAACTGCGATGGATCTTGGTAAACTTAAACTTAAGTCTCCCAAATTCATTTGGAGTAATAAATCAGGAGTAAATGCTCGTTTTGCATTCCTATCTGTAGGTCTTGACTTGCTAGCATTGATTAGTAATCCCAAAATCTGGTTAGGAATAATCAAATATTGTATCCATGTTAGATATATCATCTTCCCTACCATCTTTATACTTTTAAGTATTTTGATGTTGCCTCTCTGGTTATTCAATTACTGTCGAGAAACGTTCCTTTCTGAAGGTGCAAACCTAAAGTTAGGACGTTTAGCGATAATAAAAGAATTACGAGGGAAAGCTAGGGTAGTTGGTATAACTGACAACTGGACACAAATGTTGTTTAAACCTCTCCATGATTTAATTTACGACCGTTTAGGGTATTTACCCGAAGACGGTACGAAAGATCAGTTGGCCCCAGTGAAGTTACTTCTTTCTAACTTGAAGGAACCCTATGCTGTTTCCGTGGATTTATCCGCAGCAACCGATAGACTACCTGTTGAATTACAGGCTAGAATATTGGATTGCATGGGATTACCCGGAGCAGTATGGAGGGAAATTCTTGCTAGACCATATGAATATATGGATAAGGAGTATACCTACGCTGTTGGACAACCGATGGGAGCATACTCTTCATTTGCTATGCTTGCCTTGACAAACCACTTAATTATGTATGCTTCGGCTAACCGAATCGATCTAAAAGTAGTTAAAGGTGCTGGGCTTTACGCCATATTGGGTGATGATGTTGCAATCTCCCGAGGTGACCTAAGCAGCGAGTATAACAAGATTATGCAATTACTTGGCGTTGAGATTAATCCAATTAAAGGCTTTACAGGTCGAATCCTCGAGTTTGCTAAAAACCTTTTCCACGTTTCAGGGACAAATCTGTCTCCGATCAGTGCGAAAGTAGTTTTAAGAGCATCTCGGGATCCAATCTATATCGTCCCATTAATCAATGATTATATCAACAAAGGGTATTGGATAATTTTGAATACGACGTTGTCAAACTTAACCAAATTGTTGGAAAGTACACACTCTATGAGTGTTGCACAATCTAACAAATGGTTATTTAGTATCCTCGGACCACAATCAGGTTTTTGGTCTTATTCAGAAAGTAATGCAGGCTATGCAGCCTGGCAAGTTCTTTTTGAAGAATTCCTAAGCCTGAGAGTGGGGATTAGTCTTACTGACGTTACTCGATGGTACTATAAAGTACTATGGAATAAGTCAAGCTACCCGTTAAGCTCTGTCCTTGAGCTAGGTGAGGGTTATTTACGTATTGGTCGTTTTTCTCAGAAACCATGGATATGGTCTCCTAAGAAATTCAATCAAAACATTAAATTACCTTCTCCCGAATACATGGCAGGTTTGACATCTGCTTCCGGATTGGTTATTCTCTTACCGGTATTGTTATACTATTATATTTCAGCATTATTCGTTGGAATCCTCCTTGCCGGAGTATCGAAGATTACGGGTTCGAAAGGTTTAGATAAGGAACTTATTAAAAGTTTCCAAAATCCATTAGAATCCTTAATTGGAGAACTCGTGGGAATGATTTTTGATTATTCCGGACGAGCCCGGGCCTTCCAAGTTATAAACACTCCCCATGAGGGGGTATTCACTAACATTGGATGGTTCCAAGGTTGGGTTTCTACCATGCGAATACCGAGACCGATGCAATTACTGAATACAAGATTTAAACGAGAAATGAAATCGATTGACGATGACATGCCAGCTGTTGTTACAGCCGAGCGATGTCTATCTGCCAATTCGAAACTCATGTCTCGATACTTTAATTTAGTAAGACGACAGAGAAGACTCGAAGAAAAAATTAGAAAACTGAGAAAACAGGCTAAAGCCAAATAAGGCTCTACAGGGATGAACCCCGACCTGCATTCCTCTATAACAGTTAACAACCGCTAAGTTGTAACCTTTAGGGTTTTCCGGAAAAAAACCCCATGCATTGTAAACGTCGAAAGACGCTGCGCCT